AAGGTCGGGCAAACCTACAGGGATTAGAATATATTAAGATCATGGTATTATTGAGGCAAAACTGTGTATAGCTCACTTGATATTTACAATAAATCTATTACTCAAGCTGTAACCACAGTTGCAAGCCCCAATGCGGCCTATCAACGCATGGCTCAGTTTTGGGATTTGATAGCAGATTTGAAGGAAGGGACATATAAGATTAGATCAGAACACAGAAAATATTTGCCACAACTTGAACGAGAGGTGGACGATAGCTATGATCGCAGACTATCAAGGTCAACAGTAGTCCCATATCTCCAAAGAATTGAGAAAATGCTGTCAGGTATGCTGGTAAGAAAGCCAGTCAGACTTGATGATGTTTCTGATCTGGTAAGAGAACAGTTGTTTGATGTAGACCTTGAAGGCAATGACTTGAATATTTGGCTTTATCAAACCGCAAGAATTGTTGTTTCATTTGGGCATTGTGGTGTTTTAGTAGATGCACCAAGAGAGGGTGAAAAGGCAAGACCATATTGGGTGACATATAAGCCAAAAGATATTTTAGGCTGGAGGACTGAGATCATAGATGGTGCAAGAGAACTCACACAGGTGCGTTTGTTGGAGAGGGTTGTTGAGCCAGATGGTAAATATGGTGAGAAAGTCATATCTCAAATCAGAGTTCTTGAGCGTGGCAGATATGAAATTCACAGAAAAGACGATAAAAAGGGCGAATACAAATTATTTGAAGAGGGAGAAATGAGCCTCAAAGATAAGATTCCTTTTGCTGTTGCCTATTCCAACAGAGTTGGATTTTATGAAAGCCGCAGTCCTTTGTATGACATTGCAGAACTTAACCTCAAGCATTATCAAATCCAGTCTGACTTGGATAACATCTTGCACATTAGTTCTGTTCCATTGCTTGCAGTCTTTGGCTATCCAAACGCAGATGAGATAACAACAGGCCCTAGTGAGGCACTATCACTACCACCTGAGTCACGCATGGAATATATCAGCCCATCAGGAGATAGTTATGACAGTCAATTCAAAAGGCTTGATGATATAAAAGAACAGATCAATACACTTTCACTGGCGGCGGTGCTTGGGCAGAAGTTAGTGGGTGAGACAGCGGAAGCCAAGCGAATAGACCGATCTCAGAATGACAGCACAATGATGGTGGTTGCCCAGCAGATGCAAGACTTGATTGATAACTGCCTTAAGTTTCATAGCGAATATCTCAATGAACCTAACGCTGGAAGCAGCTTTGTAAACAGAGACTTTGTTTCTACCAGACTAGAACCACAGGAGATCCAGTCATTACTAGCATTGTTTACCTCTGGTACTATCAGTCAGGAGACACTATTGAATCAGCTATCGGCTGGAGAGATACTTGGTGACGACTTTGACGTTGAAGAAGAAATTGAAACAACGCAGAACGGAGGATTGACGGAGAGAGAAGAACCACCAGCCCCAGCGGAGGAGCCAGCGGACACAGAGGACGAATGATAAATGTCCACTCCAGAGGTATTTTTTAGGGAAACTATTGATCTAAATAGGTATTCAAATTCTGTTGCACTAAAATATGTCGTCAATTACAACGAAATAATCCTCAATGCAGCGAAGCAGTTGAGAGCAATAGATCAAAGACAGGTCACAGAGATAGCAAAAGGAGGAGCAAGAATCATTGCACCGCAAACAAGAAAAAGATTAAGAGCCATAATTAAGCAATCAAAAGATAGTCTTGATACTTGGTGGCTGAGGTCAGCTATAGATATGGGAACAGAAATGCAGGGAGTCGCAGAACTGCAATCTGAGTTCATACAAAACGAATTAAAAAAAGTCACAGCATCTGGTAATGTTCCGATTAATAGTGTTGCAATAAGCGATAAATATGCAGAGTCGGTAATAATGACTGATCCATCACAGGTAAACATATTTACTGACAAAGCTTTTACTGAAGATAATTTCAAACAATTTGGATCTGGTAAATTCAAACTTACAGCCCAGCAGGGAGCATCAATTACACTTCCAAATGGCAACACAGTAAGAAAAGCATTTAGGGGTATAGCAGAATCCTCAGCCCAAAGGTTAGATTTAGCAGTCAGGTCAGGAGTGTTTGCTGGTGAGACATTAGACCAGATTAGTAGGAGACTTATTGGCAGACTTGATTTTTCACAAAAAGGAAACGTAAAGCAGATTGCTTCAGCAGGCGGTGAGTTAACAAAACTGGCTAATCATCAGATTCAGACTATTGTTAGAACATCTGTCAATCAGGTAACTAATCAAGCATCACAGGCTGTATATGCAGCAAATAAAAAGGTATCACCTAAATATGAATACGTTGCAACACTGGACTCTCGAACAAGTGCTATTTGTCAGCGACTTGATGGACAAACATTTGACTACAATAATGGCCCGACACCACCGCAACATTTTAATTGTCGATCTACTACTGTCCCTGTTGTGGACTTTGATGGTTTGCAAAAGAAATATCCTAACCTTGAAAAGCCGCCAGCAACACAGTTTGACACCAGACCATCAGCTACAGGCAGAGTTCCGCAGGGGACAACATACGGAAACTGGCTATTAAATCAAGATAGAAAGCTACAAACCAAGACTTTAGGAAGTGAAGGCAAAGTAAGAATATTTAAAAAGTTAGCAAAAAGTGAGGGATCAGGACAGGCAGCTTTGAGAAAGATGATTCGCAATGATGGAACTGCGATTTCACTTGCAAGGTTAAAACAACTTTATGGCAAGCCCACTGTGGCCAAGCGTAAACCAACTGTTGTCGCCCCTAAACCGAAAGCAGTGGTCGGAACTGCTGTAGCATCTGACTTTATTAAATCAAAACCACTTAAAAAGCTTACTGAAAAAGAATTACTAGCTGATCTCAAGGAATTTAGAGAGTATGACAGAAAAATACAAATTTCAAGAGGTATTAAAAATCCATCTACAGGGCCAATAGATGCAAAGATTGAAAGATTAGAGCAAGGATTGAGCATAGAAAGAGCCATAGATAAGAACTCACCTATGTACAACGATTATTTGTTCTGGAAGCAAGGATTTAACAAAAAACCAGATAGAGTAAAAAATGTTCAAGCATTAAAAGATAGAACTGATTTAGTGAAAGGTGCTGATGGTGAAAATCTTTTAGTTTATAGGGGTGTTTCAAATGACAAGTGGTCTGATGAGTTTAAAGGTATTGGAAAGACTGGCGATCATTATTATGTTGGAAATGGCATCTATGGAAACGGATCTTATGCAGCGTCAAGAAATATTCATGGAACAAAAGCAATGGTTAAACAAGGCAATAAAAATGCTTATGATTTAGCTGAAAACTATACAAGTAGTTATGGTTCAACTGTGACAGCGGCAGAAAAGAAAAAAAGAATCACAGCTTTTGGGATTAAAAAGGGAGCTAATTTAAAAACTTGGGAAAAAGGTGCAAGCACAAAAAGCTTGAAAGGTGCTCACGCTTTCCCAGACTCTGACTGGTATAGACAAACTTTTAAAAAATGGGAAGATGAAACGATTGCAAAAGCAACAAAGCTGACAGGTTATAAAGTTAACACTGTTGGTGAAGCTTGCAGTATTTTGGGGATAGATGGATACCAAGTGCCTTTGCCTCTAGTTGATGAAGTAGGTGATAAATTAGTTCACTGGAATATGGACTATTGGGTAATTCTCAATAGATCAGCTATAGTAGTAAGTGATACTGTAGGTTTATGAATGTAGAAACTGTAAACAATTCAAGAGATTTAGCACAGATGATGACATCTTTGAATCTCGATATTGAAGCACGAAGAAAATTTATTGAAGCGGCTGGTAAGGCAGATGATTTTGTGTCTTTTGTAAAAGATGTTAATAATGGCAAAATATCTTTTGATTAGATGCCACTCAAGAAAGGTAAGTCACAGAAGTCTATCTCAGCCAACATCAGGCTTTTAATGAGAGAAGGCCGCAGTTTAAAGCAAGCTCAGGCTATAGCACTATCTACAGCTGGCAAAAAAAAGACAGCTAAAAAACGCAAAAGGAAGTAATATAAAGTCAGCTACTTTTATCGCTATGCCATCACATTATGGATCAATGAAGCCAAAAGGCACAAAGAAAAAAAAGAAAGGAGGTAAAAAGTAATGGGTTATCAATTCACAAAACAAGGCGAAGAACCAAAAAAGCAACCAAAAAAGAAAACTAAAAAGTGAGAAGATTCCGCAAAGTTGCAAAAGATAAAAAGACTGGCGTTGCTAAGAAATATCTAAGCGGGGCCAAGAATAAGAGTGCAAAAGCGGCGGAAATAAAACGTACAGCAGAAGCCTACAAAAGAGGAGAGTTTATTGATATAAGAGCAGTATCCAAATCACGCACTAAACAAGATGGTTCCAAAAAGAAAACCACTGTCCGCCGCCGTAGAAAAAAGTCTTAGAGCAAAGGCAGAAAAATCAAGATTTACATATCGACAACTTGCAGCCGTTTATAGGCGTGGGCAAGGTGCTTATTTATCTAGTGGATCAAGAAATGTTCCTATGGGTGCATGGGCTATGGGAAGAGTCAATAGTTTTATTTCTGGAAAGGGTGGAGCAAGAAAAGCAGATGCTGATTTATTGAGGAAAAAGAAGTGAGACTGACGACCAGACAAAAGAACACACTTGCAAAACACCAGAAAGCTCATGGTCACACAAAGGCTCACATGGAATATATGAAACGTAAGATGAGGGAAGGGGTATCATTTACTGAAGCACACAATATGGCAATGAAGAGGAAAGGTAAATGAGTGACCCAAGACTCAAAAGATTTGGATTAGCTGGTTTTAATAAACCAAAAAGAACCCCATCACACCCAACAAAGAGTCACGTTGTTTTGGCAAAAGAAGGCGATAAGGTCAAGCTCAT